GCTACATATTTATTAATTTCAAAAGCATTTGGATTACCATCAAAATCAGAATTATCTGAGTGAGGATTTGCAAAACCGCCCACATCCCATTTTTGTGCATGTGATGTATTTGCTGTTACCTTTCTTTCAAATACAAGCTCTCAGTCCTCTTTAAATTTTGTATCTTCATGAGTTTTCCGACCTTCAGCAACACGCTCTTCTTCCATAGCTAGCCAAGTTTCTGCTCCATATTTTAAAAGATTCGCATGCCAAGACTCTGATCCAGAGTATTGTTTTACATAAAAACATCTTATTAAGTACTTAGTTCCATAAGACATCCCTTTTACTGCATGCAAGTATTTTCCATTTTCACTAAAGTAATCTGGGTGTCCAGATGGAAAAACAAGAACATCTCCAGCTTTTGGCTTATAGATCAACTCTTCTTCTATTGCAGCTGAGCTATCTCCAGAATTATTTACAAGAAATGCAATTTCTCCACCATCATAATCATCATTTAAATACATTGTGCATGTAAGTAAAAATTTTGTCCAGGTTCTTCAGCACGAAGCTGTATAAAATCAGTATGGTGAATCATTAGGTTATTATCTTTGTTCTGTGGCTGTCCTGCTTCTGGAACAATATATCTTGAATAAGAAGGTCCATGAATGTGCCACTCTGGCTCTTTTTTGTAGCCATAATCATTTAACCAATGGTCTGTTGCAGCATAAAACGCATGATAAACTTCTTTATTTACTATTTGTTCTTCTTGGTACGAGTTTTTATTTTTTTCAGTAAGCTCTGGTCCGCCCTCTTCTGGCCCTCTTCCAAGCAAATAAATATATTTACCAAATGAACCCCATTTTTGCCAATCATGAAATAATGCACTTGATTCTGGATCTTCTTCAGCTTTTCTTAATAGTTTTACTGCTAACGATGAGTTTGGCAAAAGACCACGATATACATTAATCTTATCATGAAGTTTTATAACCTCAATCTCTGTATTTTCATTATTTATAATTGTAGAAAATTTAGTCAATCTCTAGCCCTTTAGTTCTTTGATTGTCCAAAAAAATGGACATGTATACCTAATTCCAGAAATAATTTCAGTTATTCCATGAATATAGTTTTTGTCTCCTGGGAAAAAATAAACTGCTCCACGCTTTGGTTTAAACTTAATATTTTGATTTGGGAAATATAGTTCTCCACCATCATAATCATCATTTAAATACATAATTGTTGCTAAGTCATACCAAGGGAAATCATTTGGCTTGCCAGCATCGCTTCCTTCATGTAATTCTTTATCTGCATGGGGCATTTGAAAATTTCCTGGCAGCCAACGGACCATTGCTGGGCTAGTTGGAAAACAATCAACATTAAAAAAATCATCAATATGTGGCTTCAATCTTTTAACAATTAATTCAATAATTTCAGTTATTTCTGGATCTGTCTTTGATATTGTTGGATAAGTAGCTACTCTGCCATCCCAGTAACTAGCATCATAAATAATTGTGCCCTCTTCATTGCGATGAGTTTCTGTAACATCCCAATGCTTGTTATTTCTAATAAAGTTATTTAGTCTGTCTAGCTCTTCTTCAGAAATAAAATTTTCTATTTCTCCAATCATTTTGGCATCGCTACCAAAATATCCTGATGGAGTTATAGATTTTGGAGTATCTTTCCAGTTATTTGCATATTCTTGTTCTTGCATAACAATATTATACCATAGGTATTTTTATTCATATTTACGCCTAGACCAGACATATTTTTGATAAATACCCCCATTAGGTTTTCTATATTTATTGCTATTTTTGTTATTTTTTTCAAATAAAATATTTGGATCTTCTATTATAATTTCGGATTGCCAATTTTCACGTTTAAATGGAATTATTTGAGCATATGGGGTTCCAGCGGGAAGAATTCCAGTCCAATTTTTTGAAATAAAAAATGGCATTGTTCCTGGAAGTGATACACTATCATTATCAATAATTCCACTTGTTGTGATAAATGGAAGTTCAAATCTGTTGTATGGCTGAGAATATATAGCACTGTATCCTTTTGGAAGTTCTACCGCCCAATCTGCCCACCATGCAAAATGATGCTCATGATACCCCATTGGAGCAATAAACTGTGGCATTGGAGATCTAACATGAAGAAAATCTTGATATTGACTATCTAAAACTTTTCCAGAAATAATTCCAGCATCATTTATATAAAATTCGATGTCGCATGGGGTTTTATATATATAGCCAGTGCTCATTATGTCATATAGTGCTGGACAAGCTTTCCATGTAACAAATTTTCCACCATCTGGTCCAATCCATGGCTGACCATTTGGCATTAGTGCATACCTATCTGCATCTTTATACCAATCTGGAATATTTCTAATAATTGGAGTTGGCTTTGACTTGCTATTTTCATTAAGCCAGGATCTATTTGATACAAATTTAATTATTTTTTTCATAATTTACTCTTAAAATAATTTTTTTTGTTTCATGATTGCCGACAGAATGCCCCAAATGGTCTACTGCATCTCTATAAAAATTTGTCCAAATACCATTTTTATTCATTTCTTTTGCTATCTCTCCTCTTTCAAAAAGATATTGATCATAGTTATCTGGATATTCTGGTGAGCCATTAATTACTGTTACCTCATGTGTTTGCAATTGTTCTAATGATATTGGCAAAATAGCGGCAATTGGTGTGTGTGCTGGAATAGTTATTTCTACGTTTGGAAGAGTTATCATCCAAGCTACTGGAATTTCAGTTGCTAAAACAGAATTTGTTATAAGAGTAGTTATACACTGAGTACCAGCAATAAATTGGTTTGGAACTGGCATGGTTAAAAGAGTAATGTTTTCTTTTGGATCAAAAGTTATTCCAGTATTAAAGCTTATGGTTCTATTTCCTCTATTTGGATGAGCATATTTATTTCCTTTTAAAATTTTAACGTGAAAATCTGAAGAGTCATTTATTCCATCCCATATAAATACAATATCTTCTGGATAAGAAAATGTCCATCCAAGTCTATTTGCTAAAGACATTGGAAAACAATTATATGCATGTCTATCAAAAGTAGCTTCCATCCAGTCTCGTTTTATAGGTAATTGATCAAACTTGACAGAACTATTACTATTTACATAAACTTTTATATTTCTCAAATTTTTTAATCACCAGTCTCCTGATATAGCTCTGGTCTGTGGTATTTTTCTGAATAGTCTAGCATTGTAACAATTGAATACTTGGTTCCAGAGGTTACTGGCATTGCACGGTGTGGATACATATAGTTAGATGGAAATATAAAAAGATCTCCAGCTCTTGGTTTAATATTCAAATTCTGTAACCTAAAGTAAAGCTCTCCTCCTTCATAGTCATCATTTGGATATGCCACTAAAGAAACAACACAATTATAAGAATATCCATTATCATGGTGTTCTTGGAAATGTTGCCCTGGACCATATTTTATAAAATTCATAGCTTCCCAATAACGCAATTCCCCTATGTTATGAGTTTTTGCATAATGCTTTACTGCTTGTAACTGCCTATAATAGGCATCATCCCACAACTTTTGCAATTTTAAAGATGCTGCTGATGTGTCATGAAGAATGTCTGTTTTTTTATATTTAAAATCATAGCAGTCCCTATACTCTGGTATTTTCATTTGATATCCAACGTATGCCTCTGCATAGTTGTAATCGTTTGATGGATCTAGAATAACGTCTTCTAATCTTTTAATGATGTTCATTTCTTTTGGAAGAACATCTCTATAGACAAATATTCCATGTCCCAGGTCTTCTACAGATGACCATGTCTGCTCTTCTATCTTATAATATTCTCTAATTCTATTATGAATATCGTTTTCTTCCATTTTTCTCCTAATAGGTTATTTTATTAAAATCTTCATCTCTGTATGCATAGTAACGCAATCCACCACGATCATTGTAGTCAGTCATAACTACTACAGAATATTTTGTTCCAGAAATCATATCATTAGATGCATGCTCATAAATATACGTAGATGGAAAAATTATAACATCTCCAGTTTTAGGTTTAATAGTTAAATCAAATCTTGGAAAATAAATCTCTCCACCCTCATAATTACTATTTAAGTAAGCAACAATTGATACTGTGGCAACATAGGCTGGACCATGATCGGCATGAATTTTAAAATGAGTTCCTGCACCATCATATTTAACAAAATTAAAAGCTTCAAAATATTGAATACCAACGCCCCAATATCCACCATAATCATCTGTCAGAGGTTTTATTTTATTAAAAGTTTTTTGATGAATATCATAAAGTTCTTTATTAGCCTCATTTTTAGGGCCCAAATTTTTACTGCTTATTTTAAAGTCAAGACACTTTCTAGCTGTTTCAAGCACATCATCTGCCTCAGTTACTCTTGCACCTTGCCAAACATATGGACCAGAGCCATCAAGATTTTTTTCAAGCATATTTATAATTTCTTCACATAAATCTGAGGGAATAGCATTATTATATACATTAATACCAAGTGCTGGATTTGATACAGATATCTCCTGAAGAATTTTTCTATCTAAAATTCTGTTTTTGTCTGTTTCTGATCTATCTTTTGTTAGCCAACTGTTGAGTGTCATATTATTAATTATATCATACTGACTAACTTATAAAAAAAATGGCCCCCTATTTTATTAGGAGGCCATTAATTTTTACTTTAGAAGAAGCCCTTTCCTCCAGCAAATGAAGGTGGAAAGAATGGTCCAAAAGTTGGTCCGAATCCTGGTGGGAAGAATGGGAAGCTAGGACCAAATCCTGGAGGGAAAAATGGGAATGACGGTGGGAAAAATGGAGATTGAGTCGTCACGCTATTTGAGCTAGGAGAGTAAACACCAGCACCATTTGCGTTTTCAGCTCGAACCTGGTATGTTTGAGAAGTCCCACCCTCTTGAGTTACTGTTACAGAAGTAGAGGCTGTAGTTCCAGTCTTGCCGTCAGAGGATGTCCATCTATAAAGGGATATGGATTTGCCACCAGTTGCTGGTGCAGTCCAAGAAACTGTATCCTGTGCAACTCCAGCTGTTGCAGTTGGTGCAGACATTGTTGCAGGAACAGTTGTGGCTGTAACGGTTGTTGCTGAAGAAGCTGCTGATGTACCTGATGCATTAGTTGCAGTTACAGTAATTGAGTATTGAATAGCAGATGCAAGACCTGTTACAGTAATTGGAGAAGATGCTCCAGTTGCTGTCCTAGTTGTTTGACCAGAAGCAGTAGCTGTCACTGTATAAGAAGTGGCTGCTGGAGAATCACCAGGTAGAGAAAAGGTGACTGTAGCAGCACCATCATTAAATGATCTGCTAGTTCCGACATCAGTAGCCGATACACTTGTTGGTGCCTTTGGCTCTAGAAAGTCGTTTGATGCCTGTGACCTTCTACCAGGTCTTTTTCCTACTGCCATGTTCTATTTTCTCCTTAATATTAAGATGCAAGGTCTCCGAATGCTACCCAGGTGTTTGCAGCTCTCTTAAAGAGAGTTACAGAAGACCACTGAGCACGGAGGTTTAGGCCTGGTGTTGCATTAACTGTTACGCCAGCAGCACCAGCAATTGTTACACCACCAGTATTGGTTCTTAAAACATCTATTGATGTACCAATGGGGAAGTTTGTAGTAGAATCTGCTGGAATCGTAACTGTAACTGCAGATCCACCAGTGTGAGATACTTCAACAAGTCCATCTCTAAGTGAAAGGCCACCAGTAGACAAATTATATGCTGCAGTAACCTGTGTTATAGCTGTACGTGATGGAACACCTTCCTTTGTCTGAGTTCCGTCAGAGAACGCAACGCCAGCAGTGGCAGCTGTAACAAGTCCAGAAAATGTTGGATTGTTTACAACAGAAACTTCTGAGCCATTTACGCTTATATTAGTTCCAGCGGTAATAGTTCCAGCTCCAGCAAATTGAACAAAAGTAATTGGGTCAGTGCCAATAGTAACTACGTTAGTGGCTGTCTGAACCCATCCAGTGTTATCGTTAACAGTACCGCCCGTTACGAAAACAAAGTCTCCGCCGTCAACCTCCATTGGCTCGTTAAAGTCGGAGGCACGAAGAGCTGCTCCAGAAGCTTGAACAATATAAATACCGTTTACTTCTGCTGCTGTCTGGTTCTTTACAAGAACACGATCGCCAGTTACAAGAGTCACTCCATCAAGAACATCCCCGTTTTCAAGGGCATTTGATAGGTTAACATTTGCTGTAGTTGCAGCAACACAAGATGCATGAACATGCAGTCCTTCAGCAATGGAATCTGCGTAAGCCTTAGTTGCAGCGTGATTAGCCTGTGTAGGTGCACCAGAAAGTGTTAGTGCTCCAGTCATTGTTCCACCAGAAAGACTTAGCTTTGCATCTAGGGCAGTCTGAGTAGCTGTTGAAACTGGCTTGTCAGCATCTGCTGTATTGTCTACGTTTCCGAGACCAACCATAGACTTTGTAATACCAGAGACTGTTCCAGTAAATGTTGGGTCAGCTGTTGGTGCCTTAGCATTAAGCTGTGTTTGAATATCTGATGTAACGCCATTCAAGTATGCAATTTCTGTATTAGATACAGAGCCGATGCTTGTTGTAGATGGTAGGGTTACAGTTCCAGTAAAGGTTGGTCCAGAAAGTGGGGCATAAGTAGTAGAAACAGTAGAAGAATCTGCCTTATTATTAATCTGTGTCTGTATTGAAGATGTGACACCATTTAAATAACCAATTTCTTCTGCAGAAACATCTCCAATAGTTGTTGCAGATGGTAACTGAGCACTTCCAGTAAATATTGGATCCTCAGATGGGGCCTTTTCATTTAGCTGGGTTTGAATAGAAGATGTTACCCCGCCAAGAGTAGCAATTTCTGATGAAGTTATGCTACCAATTTCTGTTGTATTTGGCAAAGATACTAAACCAGTAAAGGTTGGATTATCTATTGGTGCCTTTAGGTTGAGGTCTGTATTATTTGCATAGTCGTATAAATCCAAAAGATCTTCATCAATAACATATGGCAAGCTATTCCAAGCAGTTGTTCCATCTCCGACTTTAAATTTTTGGGTATCTCCCTCATAGCCAATTGATGTCATTGGTACTACTGGATTTAGGCT